ACTGGATCTACTCGTTTGTTTTCTGGTTGTGAATTCACCTATTTAGTAGCTTTTAGACGCTACTTTGGTGCTTTTGCTTTATGGTATATGAAGAATAGGATTTCCAATGGTTCTGCTATTGGGGTTAATCCTTATTCTTCTGAATGGAACTCTGTTGCTAAGAGATTGATTGCTGTTTCAGCTTCAAATATTTTAGCGGGAGATTATTCTAAATATGATGGTAGTCAGAAACCAATCATCCACTTATTAATTTTAGATGAAATTAATAAGTGGTATAATGATGGTGAAGATAATTGTCGTATTAGATCTATTTTATGGATGGAAGTATATAATTCTCGTCATATTATTGATGGAGTTATATATGAGTGGTTGAGTGGTCTTCCTTCTGGACATCCCTTTACAATTATTATAAATACAATTTATAATCATATTGTTGCTAGGTATGTTTGGTTTAGATCAGTTGGTAGTCATTTATCTTATAATGACAATACTTATGTTGTTGCTCAAGGCGATGATATTACTGCCTCTGTTTCTGATGATTATAAAGATAAGTTTAGTGATGTTATATTTGCTAAATATGCTTTAGAATTGGGACTTACTTATACCAATGAGACCAAGTCCGGTGAACTAATACCTCATCGTGGTCTCTCAGAAATTGAATTTTTAAAGCGGTCTTTTGTTTTTGATGAAAGAGAGAATTTATTTATTGCTCCTTTGAAGTTAAAATCTATCCTTAAAATGGTAGATTGGACTAAAAGGAAAAATAAAAATCGTATAGTAGCTGATAATGTTGTTACTGCTACTAAGGAACTTTCTCTCCATGATAAATCCACTTTTGAATTTTATGCTTCCGAAATTAGAACTGAGTTTAAAGGACATTATCCTTTTCTCAATACATCTGAACCCTTAGATGTTGAATTTGAGAGAAGACGTGAACAAGTCCTTGGAACTGTAGGTTTCTTTTAAGAAGCTGTTTCCAACTTTAATACATTTTTACAATGTGTATTTCAGTTTATTTTAATTGTATGCTTGGGAAAGGAACCCTGACTTTTTATTTCAATAAGAAATGATTACTGTATCTTCTGGATACCCGTGAGATAATAAAATCCAATTTCTAAAAATCTCTATGGCTTTAGATACTTTAAGTCGTTACCTATTTAGGTTTACTTATCAGACGCGACGTAGGCATTCCCTATATTGTCAGAGACCATTGGTACGGTTACCGAGCTTGAGTGTGCTTGGATACTTAAATATTACACTTGCTTCAAATAATAATACTTCTAATGTTGATGGTGCGTCACAACCTGTCAACCTCTTTCCTTCAGTTGTGACCGATGGTCAGGGACAGATAGATACTGTCGCTACCACTCAATTTGTGTCTGATTCTAATGTTGTGTCAGCCACTAAATCTATGGCTGTTGATATAGATCCTTCTTTTATCAACAGCTCCACTGACTTGTTATCGCAAGATATCAAGGATTTTCTTTCTAAGCCTGTTATTTTAGCTTCTGGAAATTTCACTACTACAGATACTTATTCGACTTTCCCTGAATTTATTTCTCCTAATGATATATTAGGAGCTAATAATTCTATGATGGCCGATAAGCTTAAGGGTTATTATGGTTTTCGAGCTACTACTGTTTTGAGATTAGTTGTTAATGCTACTCGATTTCAACAATGTAGGTATAACGTTCAATTTGTTCCTACTGGTGGTGCTGTTACAGGTGCCACTGGTAATTCAAGAGAACGTGTAAAGGCTGTTACTAGTACTCTAGTACAGCGTATTCAATTACCGCATGTTGAACTCGATTTAGGATGTGATACTGAAGCCGTTTTGAAGTATAAATTCAATTCTGCTTTTGGTTTCTTTCCAATGACTTCTTTTACTTCAGCTACTAGTGCTTTTGCTTTCGGTATTTTTAAGATTTACCCTTATTCAGCTTTGCAAGCTGTGGTAGGTAGTACCACTTGTGGTTATACCTTGTGGGGTTCTTTTGAAGATATTGAGCTTATTAGTGCAGCTGTTCCTCAATCGGGCAGGTTTGTAACTAATGTTAGGCGAAAGAATGAAACTGATGTAGAGCAACAATCCTCAGGCATGGGTCCTGTTTCCTCCGCTTTAATGCGTGTTAAAGGAGCAGCCGATGTTTTCACGAGAGTTCCTCTTCTTTCTTCTTATGCTAGTATGACATCTTGGTATTCTGAAATTTTAGCTGGTGCAGCCTCGGCCTTTGGCTGGAGTAAACCAGTTAATCTAGAGTATTCTGGTAGAGTTACTCAAAATTATCTTCCTTATGCTGCTAATGCTGATGGTCCTGATGAGTCTTTTCCTCTTTCTTATTCTTATAAGAATCAGGTAGGCAAAGCTCAAGGATTTTCAGGTACAGATATAGATGAAATGGATTTTTCTTTTCTCTGTACTATTCCAGTTTATAATTCGAAGACTAATTGGGCAGCTACTGATACTTCCGGTACTCAACTTTTGAATATTCCTGTAAGACCTTTAGGTCTTTTGGTTACTCGTACTGTTACTGCTGTGGGTATAAGTGATGTAGGTCCTTACCAACTTATCGCAAATCTGTTTGAGCAGTGGAGAGGTTCTATGGTTTATAAATTTAAGCTTGTTAAAACTGAATTTCATTCAGGTAGATTAGCGGTTAGTTTTTCTCCTGTTGATCCAGCTACTAATACAGCCATTATACCTACTCTAGCTCAAACTGCTTTTCTTCATCGACAAGTGGTTGATATTAGAGAGTGTAATGAGTTTACTTTTGTAGTTCCTTTCATTTCTACTAGTCCTTATAAGTTGTCTACTCAGATAATTGGTAGTCTTTTGGTACATGTTATTGATCCACTTGTGGCTCCTGACACTGTTACTCAAAGTGTAGGTATAATTTTAGAGCATTGTATGGGTGCTGATGCGGAATTTGCCGTTCCTAAGAAAAATAATATTTCTTATGCTTTCGGTATTAATCCTCAATCAAATGATCCTTTTTCAAATTCTGAAACAAATGTCTGTGCCAATTATCGTGGTAATATAGGTTCTTCTTTAGTTCCTCCTGATGAATGCTCTAATTCACTGTTTTGTGTTGGTGAGCGTATTTCATCTCTTAGAACTTTGTTTAAGTTACCTTGTCCATTTGTAAATGCTTCTGGTGAGGTTGCAGCTTTGTATCTTAATGTTATACCCTACAATCTCCCTATTGCTTTTATTACGACTACTCCATCTTGGAGTAATCCTAGATGGATTCCTGATATGTATACTTTAGTATCTACTCTCTATCTTTATGTTAGAGGTGGTGTTCGACTTAAGTATATAGATTCGGGAGCTGTAACTGCAGTGGAACCTTATGTGGCTTATTTAGGTACAGGTTTGTCTGGTGCTGGTTTTATATCTAATGGTGTAGAATTTGCTGCTCTTGATGGTTCTGGTGTTAATGTCAATTATTCACGTAATGGCTTGCCATCAGTCTATTGGAGAGCTGGATATTCTGGTGAAATTCAAGTTCCTGCTTATGGTCGTTATCATAGCAGACTTGTTTCTGATATGTTTACTAATAATGCATCTGGTATTTCCTACAATGTTTCTGCTACTGCTACTGGTCCTGAAATTTATGTTTCGAAGACTTCAGTTCCTGCTGTTGCTGCCCTTACAGGTATGGTTAGATCTGCTTCTGATGACGCTAATTGTGGTGTCTTCTTGGCGGTTCCTCCTTGTATTGGTAGTTTCCTTTAGGTTTAGAAAAACTAGTTTTTCATGTTCTAGTTTTTATAATACATGACGTTTAGATGTTCGTTAAGACACACCCCTGATATATGGGTGTCTATATATCAATTGGCCTTTTAG